CATTTATTGCAGAACATTTTCCAGAAGAACATATCGATTACGATTTCTCGATGATTAGGATTGCATATCTTGATATTGAGGTTGGTTCAGAAAATGGTTTTCCAAGTATCGAAAATGCAACTGAAGAAGTAACGGCCATTACTTTCAAGATTGATAGTAAGTGCTATGTTTTCGGTAGAGGTGAATTTGTTCATGAAAGAGAAGATGTTTTCTATTTTCGGTTCGATTCAGAACGGGCACTTCTTCAGAAGTTCTTTGAAATGTGGGATAGGGAATCACCAGATATTGTTACAGGGTGGAACATCGAAACATTTGATATTCCGTATCTTGTGAATCGTGCAAAAAGAATGTTCGATGAAAAGAAAAATCCTTATCGATTACTTTCGCCTTGGAAAAAGGTTAGGGAGTACATGATGTTTGGTATGGGAGGAAAAGAACTTCAGGCCTATTCCATTATGGGTGTAGAGACTCTTGATTATCTTTCGACATATCGTAAATTCACATACATCAATCAAGAGTCATATCGTTTAGATCACATTGCTTATGTAGAATTGGGTGAGAGTAAATTAGACTATTCGGAACAGGGCTCTCTTCATTTACTTTACAAAAACGATTATCAAAAGTTCATCGAATACAACATCAAGGATGTGGAGTTGGTAGAACAACTTGAGGGTAAGATGAAACTACTTGAGATGGTTGTATCACTTGCATATCTTAGTAAGGTAAATTATCAGAATACATTTGGTCAAGTACGAATGTGGGATTCTCTGATTTACAACAATCTTCTTAGAAAAAACATTGTAATTCCCCCTAAAAAACATTCTAGTAAATCTTCTCAGTTTGAAGGTGCATATGTGAAAGAACCAATTCTTGGGGCTCACAATTGGGTTGTGAATTTTGACTTGAATTCTCTGTATCCTCATCTGATTATGCAGTATAATCTTTCACCAGAGACATTGATTACGGATGAACTTCCAAGTGAGTTGCAGGAGATCAAAGATGCAAAGCCAGGAGTAGAAGGATTGTTGGATCAAAATATTGATCTGGAAAGTCTGAAGAAATACAAATTGACTTACACTCCAAACAACGAATTCTATCAAATCGGAAAACAGGGATTTCTTCCAGAGATGATGCAACAGATCTATAATGATAGGGTGAAGTTCAAGGGCATGATGATCGATGTAAAGAAGAAGTTGCAAAAGGAAAAGGATTTCAACGAAAGAAAAGAGTTACAGAAATTGATTTCCAAGTATCATAATATGCAACTCAATCTAAAGATTACTCTCAACTCTGCATTTGGTGCGATGGGGAATCAACATTTCCGATTCTTTGATCAGAGAGTTGCAGAGGCCATTACTACTTCTGGACAATTATCTATCAAGTGGATTGAGAAAGAGATCAATCGATATCTCAATGAAATTCTCAAGACTGATGAAGATTATGTTGTGGCAGTAGATACAGATTCAGTTTACATTACTATGGATAAACTGGTTCAATCTGTTTATGGTGATAAGGATGTAGACAAGACTCAAGTAATCGATTTTCTTGATAAGGTTTGTTCGGAACAAATGGAAAAAATTATAGACAAATCCTATGAAAGATTGAAAGATTACATGAATGCATATGACCAGAAGATGGTCATGAAACGAGAGAATCTTGCAGATAAAGCACTCTGGACTTCTAAGAAACGATACATCATGAATGTGTATGATTCAGAGGGTGTGCGATATGAAGAACCACAACTCAAGATTATGGGTATTGAGGCCATTCGTTCTTCAACTCCTGCTGCTTGTAAACAGAAGATGAAGGACATATTCAAGATCATTATGAATGGTACTGAAGAAGATGCAATTAATTATATCGATGAGTTTAGAAAAGAGTTCAGTACATTAAATGCAGAAGATGTATTCTTTCCAAGAGCAGTTAGAGGAATCGATAAGTATCATGATGCAGCCCATCTCTACAAGAAGGGAACACCTATTCATGTGAAGGGTGCATTGTTGTATAACAAACTTTTGAAGGACAATAAATTGTTAGGTAGTTATCCTAAAATTCAAGATGGAGAAAAGATTAAGTTTGCATATCTCAAGAAACAGAATACGGCTGGTGGAGAAGTGATTGCAATCTTGAATCAATTGCCACCTGAGTTGGAATTACAAGATTATATAGACTATGATAAACAATTTGAGAAATCGTTTATTGAACCTATGAGTTCAGTTATGAATGCAGTAGGGTGGAAAACAGAACACGTATCAGATTTATCAGAATTTTTTGGATGATTAATGCTTTTTGGTTTACTTACTTTATTAGTTGCACTTGCAATATCCGCAGTTGCAGCTTATTATTCAATAGTTGGTCTAATGGCAATTTTTGCTGGGGCCAAACTTGCAATCGCAATAATGGGGGTTGTCCTTGAAATCGGAAAACTTGTTGTTGCATCGTGGACATTTCAAAATTGGAAAACGAGTCCTTTATCTCTAAGAACTTATTTTATATTGGCAGTTGTTATATTGATGCTGATAACTTCTTTAGGTATATTTGGGTTTTTGTCACGAGCACATATTACTCAATCTAGTCCTACTGGATTAATACAAGAACGAATAGAACGAATAGATCTTAAAGTTGATCAACGACAAACTCAAATAAATCGATATCAAGGAAGATTGAACACTTTAGATCAAGCACTCCAAAGATACATAGAACTTGGCGCAATCAGTAAAGGGTTGAGAAAAATAGGAGAGATGGACAATGAAACTGCTCTCTTGAAAACAAAGATCGAAGGATTAGAAAATGAGATAGATGGTTTATCGGATGAGAAGTATGAATTGAAAACAGAACTGAATCTTGCAGAAGTGGAGGTTGGCCCGATTCGTTATGTAGCGAGTATGTTATATGATGATGTGAGTGAGTCGCAACTTGAAGAGGCTGTCCGTTGGATAATCGTACTTCTCATCTTTGTGTTTGATCCACTTGCAGTTGTTCTTGTGATTGCTGCAAATATATCATTGAGAGATTATCGGAGAGAAAAGAAGATGGCAACTAAGACTGTCACAGTTATGCCAGATCTTTCTGATAAAGAAATCATTGACAAAGAGAATGTTTCAGAATATTCAGATGACGAAGGAAATGATTTCAAAATTTTAACATGGGATATGTTTAAAAAAATATCCAAGAAAGGTGAAAAATGACAGAAGAAGAAAAAGGCCAGAAACCACAAAGTACAGAAGCACCAGATACAGAATTATTCCAGAGAGGATTCCATATATTCATGGGGGATGTAACAATGGAAAATATGCATCCGATAATCAACTGGATTATTTCTGCTAACTTTGCAAAAGAAAAACAACACAAAGAATTGACTTTAGGGATATGTTCTCCCGGCGGAGATTTGAATGCTTGTTTCGCTCTTTTAGATGTTATGATGGGATCTAAAATTCCGATACGTACAATCGGAATGGGAATGATTGCATCGTGTGGTCTTTTAATGTTCATTACTGGAGCAAAAGGAAGACGAATTCTTACTCCAAATACATCGATTTTATCTCATCAATATTCATGGGGAAGTTGGGGCAAGGAACATGAATTATTTGCTCGTGTCAAGGAATTTGATTTGACTACTATTCGATTGATGAATCATTATAAAAAATGTACCAAATTGAAAGAAAAGGATATTCGTGAAAAACTTATGCCTGCACATGATGTGTGGTTAGATGCAAAAGAGGCCAAGAAATTGGGTCTTTGTGATCAAATACAAGAGATGGGGAAGGTGACATGATTATAGAAGCTGCAATAATACCATTTTTACCATGGCTCACAGAAGCATGGTTATGGAGTAAATCTGTTTACATAGCGGTTATTTCTTCAACCATTTATCATTGGGATAAACCACATGGATTCTGTGAAAAAGTAAACTCAGCAGGATATGATGTTGGTGGAGTTTTTTATTGTCTTTAAAGATTATTTTTTTAATTAATTATAGAAAGGTATAATATGGATTTGTGTATGACATTAGCAAATGATTTAACATCTATATACTCAACCAATATGATCATCGGAGGAATTATCTTTTCGGGGATGGCATTTTGTTTAGGAGTTATTTTTGAAAAATCTCTAAATGGAGAAAAATTAATATAAAAGTAAGGTAAATTATGAGTAATTACATGAAAGAATTGGCCAAGGCTACAGGAAACGAATATGGTAGTTTGGTCGATGATGGAATTTTTGGGGGAGATGTAACACAGTATATTGATACAGGATCTTATGTATTCAATGCACTTTTGTCGGGATCGATTTATGGTGGACTTCCTGCAAATAAGATTACTGCACTTGCAGGAGAATCCGCCACAGGGAAGACATTCTTTACACTTGGTTTGATCAAACATTTTCTTGACTCTAAACCAGATGCAGGAGTATTCTTTTTTGAATCGGAATCTGCATTGACAAGTGATATGCTTAAGGAACGAGGAATCGATACATCCAGAGTGTTTCATATTCCAGTTGCAACAGTAGAAGAATTTAGACATCAAACAGTTAAGATATTGGAAAAACATGGAGAAACCGATGAATCGGAACGGCCTCCGATGATGATATGTTTGGACTCTTTAGGAATGTTGTCAACCACAAAAGAGATGTCGGACATTTCCGAAGATACAGGAAAAAGAGACATGACAAAAGCACAAGTTCTCAAGGGAACGTTTCGTGTGTTGACTCTCATGCTTGCAAAGGTCAACATTCCACTCATTGTGACCAATCATGTTTATGATCAAATAGGTGTGATGTTTCCTACAAAAATTATGGGTGGTGGATCTGCAATGCAATATGCTGCCTCTTCAATCGTATTCCTGTCAAAGAGAAAAGAAAAAGAAGGAACAGAAGTAATCGGAAACATCATTCATTGTAAGATGCAGAAATCCAGACTGACTAAAGAGAACAAAATGGTTGATGTTCTTTTGACATATCGGGATGGATTGCACAAGTATCATGGACTATTGGAAATGGCTGAAGCTGCAGGAATATTCAAAAAAGTTTCAACTCGATATGAACTTCCAGATGGGTCAAAACTATTTGGAAAACAAATCCTCAAAGATCCAGAAAAATATTTTACAGAAGATATACTGAATCAACTTGACAATTA